GACATCATTGCAGCGAAAAAGAACGACATTACCAGAGAGAATGCGAACATGAACGCAGATACTCCGGCTGGTATGATGATGAAGGTTTCCAGTGAGAGAACCAAGGAGTACACGGATGATTTCCTCCTTTCAGACGATGTTCGTGAGTTGGTGGAAGACAATATCATTCACATTCATGACAAGGATTATTACCCAACCAAATCCCTGACTTGCATCCAGCATCCTATGGATAAGGTTCTTGGAACCGGATTCAGGGCTGGTCATGGCGAATCACGCCCGGCAAAGAGAATTGAAACAGCCAGCATTCTTTCCTGTATTTCCATGGAGACCGTCCAGAACGAAATGCACGGTGGTCAGGCAATTCCAGCTTTCGATTTTTACCTCGCTCCTTTCGTGAGAAAGACTTATATCGAGGAAATCAAACAACTGGAAGATATCTCAGGCGAAAATCTGGGCAACCTCTACAACGCTCCCATTCAGGATTACATCGCTATGCCGTTGGATGGTCTGAAGGGTGAGGCCCGCTACAAGCAGCATGCCATCAATCAGACAGTGGAGCGTGTTCATCAATCTATGGAAGCGTTCATCCACAATATGAACACCATCCATTCCAGAGGCGGCAACCAGGTAGTATTCAGCTCCATCAACTATGGAACCGATACTTCAGCTGAAGGAAGGTGCGTAATGCGCGAAATTCTTATATCCACCTATGAGGGTGTCGGAAATCACGCAACGGCCATTTTCCCTATCCAGATCTGGAAGAAAAAGCGTGGCGTGAACTTCCTTCCCGGAGATCCTAACTACGATCTTTATTGTCTGGCTTGTAAGGTTACAGCCAAACGATTCTTCCCGAACTTTGTTAATGAGGATGCGACCTTTAACCGTGATCCGGAATGGAGGGTTGACGATCCGAAGAGATATGAACACGAGGTTGCAACAATGGGTTGCCGTACCCGTGTATTTGAAGATCGACACGGCAAGAGGACTTCCATTGCTCGTGGTAATCTGTCATTCACAACCATCAACCTTCCAGGTCTTGCTTTGTCCGTTAGAGATACGGAAGACAGGGAAGAACGCATCAAGAAATTCTATTCCAAATTTGACTACGCCATTTCTATTGCCGGTAAGCAGTTGTATGAGCGTTATCAGTTCCAATGTACGGCTCTTGCCAAACAGTTCCCGCTTCTGATGTCGGGTATGTGGATGGGTTCCGAAAAGCTCAAACCTAACGATGAAGTGCGTGAGGTGTTGAAACATGGCACTCTGGGCGTGGGCTTCATCGGATTGGCTGAATGTCTCGTGGCCCTTGTCGGAAAGCACCATGGTGAAAGTGAGGATGCCCAGAAGCTTGGTCTTGAAATCATCAGCCACATGCGTGAAAAAATCACGGATCTGGCAAATCAGTATGACCTCAACTATTCCGTGCTGGCAACACCCGCAGAAGGACTTTCCGGCAAGTTCACCAAGAAAGACCGCAAGAAGTATGGCGTTCTTCCAGGCATTACCGATAGGGATTACTACACCAACTCCAATCATGTGCCGGTGTACTACCATTGCAGTGCTTCTCATAAGGCCCAGGTGGAAGCTCCTTATCACGAAATGACACGCGGAGGTCACATTTTCTATGTTGAGATTGATGGGGATGCTACCCAGAATGTAACCGCAGTAATGGATATCGTCAACCTCATTGACAAGTATAACATCGGTTACGGCTCCATCAACCATAACCGTAATCGTTGTCTGGACTGTGGTTATGAGGATGCGTCAAAGGACTTGAAGGAGTGCCCTAAATGTGGAAGCCACAACATAGACACCCTTCAGCGTATCACCGGTTATCTGGTGGGAACCACGGAACGCTGGAATTCCGCTAAACAGGCTGAACTCCATGACCGTGTAATTCACGAATAGTATGAACGATACTATTATAAAAGTGGGAAGGATTGCGTACTCCACCTCTGTTGACGGGGTGGGGTTACGCAATGCCTTGTATGTTTCCGGTTGTAATCTCCATTGCCCAGGATGTCATAATCCTCAGTTATGGGATATCAACGCTGGAAAGTCCGAAACTGTTCAAGAGGTGTTTGACCAATTGAATGTAGATGATTTCAACATATCCATCCTTGGAGGTGAGCCTTTGATGCAGTACGAAGCTATTGTGAAGCTGTGTCAAAAAATAAAAGCCGAAACCAAGAAGACCATTTGGTTGTGGAGTGGATATGAAATTGAAACCATTAGAGCAATCTACCCAAAGATACTGGAATGTATCGATGTTCTTGTTGATGGCCCCTTCATTGAAAGTTCTAAAGAGCCGAATTTGCAATGGCGAGGCTCCAAAAATCAGCGTGTAATCAAGATTAATCCAGATACCGAGGTTTAGGCAAAATTTGCATATTTTCTTAAATCCCTAAATACCAATGCTTTACAAGGTATTTAGGGATTTTTGATAAAAAATGTTTAATATCGTTTGCATATTTTTCAAAAAATGTTTTTACCTTTGCAAACGAACAATAAAATAATCACTGCTTATGAACAAATGCTAAAACAACAAGGCGTTATCGAAGTCCACAATGGTAACGCAGATTTAAGAGAGCTGAATGATTCCGTGGCACATCTGCCGGAAGAAGGCATTTTCCCCTTCTTCATCTACGATGAAAATAAGAATCGCCCTCTGCCTCAATTGAAATACCTATTCGGAACGGTTCTCAGAACCATATCGGATCGTCTTCCAGACCATCCACCGATAGAATCGCTTTACAGATATTTTGAAGAGGTGTACGCACCAATTCATGAGACCTGTATCAATGGGGAAAAGTTCGAATACTTTGACCTCAAATCGGAAAAGTCAATTGAGATGGATGATGTTATAGAGAGAATTATCCATCACGCCGCAACTCAGTGGAACATCCAAATCCCTTCAAGGGACAAGCTGATGGCTCCAGAAGCAAAGGAAGCTTATGCTGATGCATACGCTGAAATGTGGAAGATTCATTCTCACAAAAGTCATTAACATCATTAACGCTTTATGGCAGAAAATCTCAAACAGATGTCCGCGTTTGACATCTTCTCAGCGTCCCAGGAAACCCTGGACGATGCAAAACGCAAAAGTTCCGAGGAATCGAGAAAACAAACCAAGTATCTCCGTCTTTCTCAGGATGGAACCTACGCAGTCCGCGTACTTCCTCTTGCTCCAGTTATGGATGCAGATGGCAACACAACTCTTCCTCGTAAGGGCTATGAGTATCCGGTAAAGGAACTCGTCCTCAAAATCAAAGGCACAGACAACAAAGGCAAGGAAAAACCTATCTTCGTCAATGTCTGCAACGCCAAGTACCGTTTCCCTAATCTGGAGAACGACCTTATCGACCTTTATGTCAGCATTGCTTGCGACAAGTACGCAGACGATGAAGCTCTCTGCAAGAAGATTAAGGGCACATCATTCAACGGTGGTCTGAAATATGACAGCAAGCGTTGTATGTATGTCCTTGATATGGACAAGCGTGCGGAAGGTCTCCAGATCCTCCAGCTTTCATTCTCACAGTACAAGGAGCTGGAAGAGCGTAAGCTTACCATGTGGGAGAAGCTTATCAAGAAGAATCCTAAGGCTCTCTGCCCTATCTCTTCAATCTCCAACGCATATCCTCTGGAAATCACCCGTTCTACCGAGAACAAGAAGACCAACTATGCGTTCAACATCGACACAATCTCCGGAGAGGACGAGCTTTCTGAGGAAGAACTCCAGACCTTGCTCGATTCACCGAGACTCCCCGATGCTATCTACCGCTACAGCCGCTATCATCTGGAAGCAACCATCGAGTATCTGAAACAGTACGATGAGGCTCTTGACATCGATGTTATGAGCACCAAGGAAATTGATGACTGCATCGCCCAGATCAAGCTTCTTCTTCCGGCTGATGATAACTCTCACTTCTCACTCAACGGAAATGGCAAGGAAGGTGAGGCAACTGAAGGTGGCAATACCCTCAACTCACTTTGGGCTATGTATGACGAAATCGCCGACAAGGGCCTGGATGACAAGTCCGATGAAGGTGCGGAGCTTCGCGCTTGCATCAAGGAGTTCATCGAGGACAACGACCTTGACATCAAGATTACCAGACGCGACACCAATGTCGAGCTTCTTGAAGCCATTGAAGACCTTATGGGTGCTGGCGATACCAAAGAGAAGCCCAAGGCAAAGGACGAAGAGCCAGAGGATGATGAGGAAGAGGAAGCTCCCGCAGCACCGGCCCCTTCAAGGCGTAACCGTCCAGTAGCAGAGCCTGAGGATGACGGTGACGATGCAGAAGAAGAGGAAGAGGAACCCGCTTCACCTCGCAGAACCCGCAACGAAGACACAAACGAGCCAGCAGCTCCTTCACGCCGTGCAGCTCGACCTCAAAGAAGGCGTTAATCAAATGATGTGATGACAGGGCACGCGATTAAATTCTCGTGCCCTATTAAAACCCTTCATTGAAATGAGTCGCACAAAACTTCCATGCGCCTTGCTTATGAATGACATTCATGTCAGCAAGGATAACATTCCAGAATTCCAGAAGAACTGGGGTGAGGCCCTTTCCATTTGCCAGGAGAAAGGTATTGCAGACATCGTGATAGGCGGTGATTTGTGGCAGAGTCGTTCTGCCCAGACGCTTGACACATTGTTAGCGGTGAGAGACGCTATTCTGAAAACTCAGGCAGCGGATATCCACCTTACCATAGCAGAAGGAAACCATGACCTCGTTGATCAGGAAGCTTTGTTGGGTTACAGCCATATCTTCCAGGGATATAAGGATGTGGATGTCGTAGGTGACTACACCATTATTGATTTCACCGACAGTCTTTCACTCTATGTTATGAGTTACTTCCCGGAGAACGGAAGCTTCTCACGCAGACTGAAAGAAATCGTGGAAAGCAAAGATTTCGACAGCACAAGAACCAACATCCTCTATGTCCATCAGGGAATCAGGGGTGGACTTGCCCAGCCGAGTGACGATGAACTCCCAACCAATATCTTCAAGGATTTCGATGCCGTTCTCGTTGGTCATTACCATGACCGCAAGAAGGTGGCTGGAACCAGAATCGAATATATCGGTTCCTCCAGGCAGCATACCTTCGGAGAAGACGAGGAAAAGGGCTACACCATTCTCTTTGACGATGGAAGCTATGAGTTTGTCAAGAACGAGGTCAACATCCGTTACAAGAATGTAACCGTTGATTTCGCCAAGATCGACCAGAAGTTCATCGGTTCTCTGGAAGAAATTAAGAAGGATTCCCGCTACAAAACCAAAGTCAAGGTCACATGCTATTCGGAGGAAGCAAGCAGTGTTGATAAGCAGAAGCTCATTGATGCCGGAGCAACCAAGGTTGAGATAGTGACAGAACAGACTGAGGTGATGGAGGTGGAATCCCACAGCCTTGACCAGAAGTTCGACAAATCCGGAATCAAGGAAGAATATACAAACTTCTGCTCTGAGAAAGAAATCGATAACGCAATGGGGCTTAAATACCTCGATAAAATCAACTGATTATGTGGACATTAGAACAAATATATGCTAAAAACTTTAGTGCTTTTGTAGAACTCAACTATAATGTTGAGCAAAAACGCACTACACTCATTTTCGGCAACAATATGGATAATGATTCACAGAAATCCAATGGTTCTGGTAAGTCAGCCCTTATTGAAGCTATAGCGGTTGGATTGACTGGTTCTACTTTGCGCAACATTAAGATTGAAGAAATCATTAATGATAACGCAGACGAAGCTACAGTTGGACTGCTTCTAAAAAACGATTTTACTGGTACATATTTCAGTATTACCCGAAGATTGTCGCGGAAAAATCCACAGGAGATTGAGTTGAGTGTCAACGAAGATTGCAATGATTATGGAGAACCTATTTGGACACCGATTCCTCAGTCTTCCGTAGCTGACTATAACAAGTATATCCTCGATACACTTGGACTCACCAAGGATGATATCTACGCCAATTACATACTCTGCAAGCACAAGTATCAGTCGTTCCTTTCCAGCTCTGATAAGGACAAGAAGGAAATCATCAACCGTTTCAGTAATGGAATCATGGTTGACGAGTCGATTGCTGCTTTACAGGCAGATATGGCTCCTATTGAAGAAGAACTTCAGAAGGCCAGCAGTGCAGTAGATGTCGCAACCGGTAGAGTGTCGGCTGTGGAAGAGCAGATTAAGAATGCCATCAACCAATCCGCAGAGCGTTCCAAGAACAAGGCTGAACGCATCCAGGAATGGAAAGATGCCATCGCCCAGAAGCGTGAGCTTATCCGTAGTCAGCGGGCCGATATCCATACAAGCGAAGACCAACTTGATACACTTGATGCTGTAGCAGCCAAGCTGGAAAAAACCGAAAAGGGCAAGTTGGGCGTGAAGGACGCATATGAAAGCGTCAAGGAACTCTTTGCCTCCAAGGAAATTTTCGGTCTGCCTGATTATGCCCAGAAATTAGCCGATCTGGAGGCTTCTCTTACTCGGCTGGAGGAAGACTCCACCAAAAAGCTTGAAGCGTCCCAGGCGTGGGAAAACAAGCTCCAGAAGGCTAAAAAGGAACACGAGTCACTGGTGGCTGATTACGAGAAGTTCAAGAAAGACCGCGATGTCAAGTTGCCGAAGATAGACGAACAGATTCAGAAGCTTCTGAAAACCGTTGCCGACCTTGAAGCACAAATGAAACAGTGCAAGAGAGACCGCGAAAGTTTCCAGGATCAGATTGCCGAATATCGTAAGCAGTTGGCTGGAGTCATCACTTGCCCTAAGTGTAAATATGAGTTCACGCTTGCCGGTAATATTGACATTGCTCAGGTTCGTGATAGTCTGGGAGATGCCTTGGGATTGGCAGACGAGAACGAAGCTCGCATCAGTGCCATCCAGAAGGATATTGATGATTTCACCGCTACCGGCAAGGAAGCCAGGGCAAAGCAGACGGAATGGCGCACGCTCCAGTCTGAATGGGCTGGTTCCGTATCGAATTCCGAGACCGCATTAATGGATCTGGCCGCATCCGCTACCAGAGCCAAGGGAGTGTATAACTCCATCCGGGCCGAGATTGCCGATATCGAGAAGTCTATCAATGATGCCAGAACTGATTTGTTTGACGAAGCATTCAGAATTGTCGATGACCTTATCGCAGATGCCGAAAACACTGTGAAGAGGGCAGAAACCAATATCAAGAATGCTGAAGGAGCCATCCAGTCATACGAAGAATCAATCCAGGACATTGAGCACGCCTCAGAGAACAATATCGTTGATACCCTTAAAGAGAGCAAGGTAAAGTACCAGAAGGAACTTGATCTTGCCATCACAGCCAAGGAGAAAGTGGAAAGGGAGTTGAGTGATTATAAAGTACAGGAAGCCACCTTCATTGAGTTCAAGACACATCTTGCCAACTCCAAGATCGAGGCCCTGAGTCACATCACCAACGAATTCCTGGAAGCCATCGGCTCTGATATTCGTATTGCGTT